GCTGGCCAAGCGCGCGCGGCTGGCTGCTACGCTCAAGCGGATCGTCAAGGCCGGTGGCGGCTCGATTGCTGACATGGAGTGCAACAAGGGCGGCCGCGTCGCGCGCAAGTCCGGCGGTAAGACCGACATCAACATCATCATCTCGGCGGGTCCCAAGGGCCAGCAACAGCCGATGCCCGGGCAGATGCCCCCGCCGCCTCCCGGCGGCGTGCCTATCCCGGTCGGTGCGGGCGGTCCACCGAACATGGGTGGGGCTCCTGGCGGCGCTCCCCCGCCGATGCCGGGCGGCATGCCTCCGGGCATGGGTGCTGGTCCGCCTCCGGGTCTTGGCGGCCCCCCGCCGATGCCGCGCCGCTCCGGCGGACGCACGATGCACCACGCCGGTGCGGGCAGCGGCCTTGGGCGGCTGGAGAAGACGGCGATTGCCAAGAAGCGCGATTGAGCATATCTATGGGGCGGCGCTGATCGCCGCCCTTACCGATTGAGTTACCGATATGATGACGTTCAACGATCTTTTCGAGGATAAGCTCAAGACGCTGTGCGCCGAGGCTATCGCGCACGAGACCGACATCATCGTCAACGGCGCGCCTGTTCAGACCCTTGCGGACTACAAGCATCGTTGCGGCGTCATCGCGGGGCTGAACCGCGCCATCGAGCTATGCGCCGAGGCGAACAAGCAATTGGCCGAGCACTAGGAGACCTATTTCTATGGATATGGCGCACGATTCAGACCCCAAGACCGAGTTGCTGGAGCGGCTGGGCGACATCTCCGGTTGTACGGTGATGAACAACCAGGTGTTGGTCGCTGTCTATCTGCGCCCCGAGAAGACCAAGGGCGGCATCTACCTGACAGATAATCAGCGCGCGGAGGACAAGTATCAGGGCAAGATCGGCCTGATCGTCAAGCACGGGCCGGAAGCCTTTTCCGACGATACCGGGCGCTGGTTCAATGGCGCGCAGATCGGCGAGCACGACTGGATTGTCTACCGCCCGTCCGATGGCTGGGCGCTGGAAGTGAACGGCGTGCTGTGCCGCATGCTCGACGACATCCATACCAAGATGGTCGTCCCAAATCCCGACATGATCTGGTGAATGCGGCAGCATCTTTTACCGTTTTGCGGGTGTGTTCCTGCGGCGGGAAGCCTGTGCTTGTTGCGGAACCTGGCGATACGACCGGTGAAGACGGGCCCGTTGCTTTTGTCTACTGTCCCAAGTGCCGGGCTACCACAGAGCGGGAGGAATACGACGTGGACGCCGTCGCCGGATGGAACAAAGGAGACTTAGTATGACCGAAGACGACGACACCAAGCAGCCGGAAGACACAACCGAAGTCGTAGTCGAGCAGGCCGATGACGCTGCGCCGCAGCAGGAAGCCAAGGCTGACGATACCGAGGCGGCTCTGGCCGATCTGCGCGGCCAACTCGAAGCCGAGAAGGCCCGGCGGATCAGTGCTGAATCCAAAGTTAGCGAACTCGCTAACAGCGAGCACGCGGCGCGGATCGAGGCCACCGACAGCAACTACAATCTCGTGGTCAACGCGATCGACACGCTCCGGGTCAACCAGAACAGCCTCAAGTCGCAGTACGCCGCGGCGATGGAAGCGGGTGACTTCGCCGCTGCTGCCGAGGTGCAGGTGGCGATGTCCGACACGGCGTCCAAGCTGCTGCAACTGGAGCAGGGCAAGACTGCGATGGAGCAACAGCCCAAGCCCGAGCGGCAGCCGGTGCAGACCGACCCGGTCGAGGCGCTGGCTTCACAGCTTACTCCGCGTTCGGGTGATTGGGTACGGCAGCATCCGCAATACGCCACCGATCAACGGCTCTACACCAAGATGATCGCGGCGCATAACATCGCAGTTGCCGATGGGCTGGTGCCTGACACTGATGCCTATTTCAACTCTGTCGAGGCGATCCTGGGTCATGGCCAGAGTGCGACGGTTGCCGTCGCGGAAACTCCAACCGAGGACCCGATGTCGGCAGCAGCCCGCCCCTCGGCACCGAAGTCGCCGCCGGCGGCTCCCGTCAGCCGGGGCGGTGGCAGTTCACGGTTAAAAACGCTTACACCGGAACAGGCAGAGGTCGCCAAGTTGAACGATATGACTCTCGAAGAATATGCTAGGAAGTTGGAAGAAGCGCAAAAACGCGGCGAGATAACCACCCACTAGGAGATCAACCGATGGATGAACCCCGTTTCCGGCGACGCGCCGCTTCCGAAGCCGAACAGCCGCTTGCCTCGACAACTGCTACCGTGGCCGCTCCGGTTGAGCGGCAGGAACTGAGGCCCGCTATGCGTGAGGAAGACCCGAGAACCCGTGCCGCGAGGCGTGCTGCCGAACTGCGCGATCATGGCGCTGTCGACGAGGACGGCACCGACGAGTTCTACATCCCGGCTGCGGAAATCCCGCCGGGCTGGTCCTACGAGTGGAAGCGCAGGCAGGTGCTTGGCGCCGATGACCCCGCCTACCAGGTCTCTATCGCGCGGCAGGGCTGGGAAGCAGTGCCTGTATCGCGGCATCCGACGATGATGCCCCCTGACTGGCGCGGCAACACGATCGAGCGCAAGGGCCTCGTGTTGATGGAGCGGCCGCTGGAGATCACGCAGGACGCGCGTGAGCGCGAACTCATCCGTGCGCGCCAGCAGGTTCGCGCCAAGGAGCAGCAACTATCGAGCGCGGATGGCGGCCAGTTCGAGCGCACCAATAAGGGCGACAGCCTCGTGAAAGTGCGCAAGAGTTACGAGTCGATCCCGATTCCGGAGTAAGCCTCCATCTCGAAAATCTGTAGCGATTGGGGCGGCGAAAGCCGCCTCTTTTGCGTTGCAGTTGACAAACCGAGCAACTTGCGCAATTTTACACGCAACGACCCCCACGCTGCGCGGGTTTCAGGAACACATTTCCGGCATAAGTCGCCACGCTGCGCGACGATGGCCTCCACCCAAGGAGAACCGTCGTGGCGAATACATCTGCGCCATTCGGATTCCGTCAGTACCGCGGCACCGGCTCATCCCCGACCTACGAACAGGTCCCTGGGTTCGCCAACTACAACACCGCTGCCATGTACTTCGGCGACCCCGTATTCCAGAACTCTGACGGGTCGGTTTATCCGACCAGCCCCGGCACTGGCACGCTTGCCGGCGTCTTCGTCGGCTGCAAGTATCTCTCGGTGTCGCAGAAGCGCACGGTGTGGAGCAACTACTGGGGCGCCGCTGACGTTGCCAGCCCCAACCTGGTCGAATGCTACATCGTCAACGACCCGAACGCGCAGTTCCTTGCGCAGGTCGGCGGCTCGTCCGCGACTGGCCTGACGGTAACGGCCATCGGCTCGAACGTGCAGTTCGCTTACGGCACGCCCAGCACAGCTACCGGCATCTCTGGCGCCTACGTCGTTTACAACAGCGCCGCTTCGACCGCTACGCTGCCCTTCCGGGTGGTGAGCCTGGTGACGAACCCGCCCGGTGCCAACGGCACTGCTGCCGGCGCGTACAACTACGTCGTTGTCGCCTTCAACAATGTCGTGACCAAGCTCGGTGCTCCTGTCCAGGGCGCAACCGGACCCACTGGCCCGACTGGCCCGACTGGCCCAACCGGCCCGTAAGCCCAGAAACAGGAGTAAGGCGAAATGGCTGTTAATCTTTCAGCAATCAAAGACCTTCTGCTCCCCGGGCTTCGGGGCGTGGAAGGCAAGTACGAGATGATCCCGAGCCAGTACGACAAAATCTTCACGAAGATGGACTCGAAGCTGGCCCTGGAACGCACCGCTGAAATGCGGTATCTCGGCTACGCACAGTTGAAGACGGAAGGCGGACAGACCTCGTTCGATAACGGGGCCGGCGAGCGCTTCATCTACAACCAGGAGCACAGTGAAATTGGCCTGGGTTACGCGATCACCCGCAAGGCGATCGACGACAATCTATACAAGACCCAGTTCCACCCGTCGAACCTCGGTCTGATCGAGTCTTTCCAGCAGACCAAGGAAATTTACGGCGCCAACGTGCTCAACACCGCGACGACCTACAATGCGTCGATCGGCGGCGACGGCGTGGCCCTGTGCAGCACGGCGCACCCGATTGACGGCGGCACGGTGGCGAACACGCCCACGGTGCAGGTCGATCTCAACGAGGCGACGCTGCTCAACGGCATGATCGCGATCCGCACGAACTTCCGCGACCAGGCTGGCCTCAAGGTCTTTGCCCGCGGCCGCAAGCTGATCGTTCCGCCGCAGCTGGAACCTGTCGCGATCCGCCTGACCAAGACGGAACTGCGCCCGGGCACTGCTGACAACGATGTCAACGCGATCCTGAGCACCGCTGGCGGTGTTCCGGAAGGCTACATGGTTGGCGACTTCCTGACCTCGGCCTACGCGTGGTTCCTGCTGACTAACACCGCTGGGCTCGCCTATATGTCGCGTGTGGCGTTCGAGACCGACATGCAGGTTGACTTCGTCACAGACAACCTCTTGGTGAAGGCATACGAACGTTATAGTTTCGGCTATTTTAATTGGCGTTCGATATGGGGCAGTTTTCCTACGTCTTGACGCTTTTTTACTTAAACGGAACGATAATCTGAAATGGGTGCTTTACATTCAAACGCTAATGTCGTAGGACACTCCTCGCCGATCAAGGCGAAGGAGACCTATGACATGCCGAAAGATGTAAAGCACTCGTATGACGAACTGGCCAAGGTACTGGCTTACGACCCGGAAACCGGGGCGTTCACGTGGAAGGTATCCCTGACTTCGCGGGCGCAGGCTGGCTGTCGAGCCGGTGTGTGGCAGCGGATGCAGAACGGGAAGGACTACTTTTCTGTCACCTACCAAGGCGTGAAGATGTCAGGAGCGAGGCTGGCTTGGGTTCTGCACTACGGTGAGTGGCCCGATCGTTCTGTTTTTTACGACGACGAGGACCCGACCAATCTGCGGATCGCCAATCTCAAGTTGGCGGACCACAAGGCGGAACGAGTCGTGGGCGACGACGGCAAGGTCAAGTACCGCACGAGCACTGAAGCCGTTCGGCACTACGGGCTGATGCGGAACTACGGCATCTCGTACACGGAATACGCTCAGATGTTCGCGGAACAGAACGGTGTCTGCGCTATCTGCGAGAAGCCTGAGACCTCGATGATCCCCGGGCGCAAACGGGCTGAGGGACAGCAGGGCATCCGCGACCTGTCGGTCGACCACGATCACGTAACTGGCGCGGTGCGCGGCTTGCTTTGCAACGGCTGTAACCATATGCTGGGTGAAGTGAACGACGACCGCGAAATCTTGGTTTCGGCCATCAAGTACCTCGACAAACATTCCGGCGCCACGAAAGCCCCGGCGCTTTCAGTGGTGAAAGGAGACGAATAATGGGTGTTACCACCTTCACCGGACCAGTCCAGGCGGGCAATGTGCTCAACAGCGACGGCACCGGTAACCTTGCCGGTGTCGGCGGCGATACCGGCACCGCGAACGTCGGCTACTGCGTCATGGCGCAGTCTGCCGTCGTCACGCAGGCTGCCGGCGGGGGCGGCGGCGCGGGCGTGTGCATCACGCCGATTGTCATCCCGGCTCAGAGCCAGATACTGCACATCACGCTCATGGTCACTACGGCATGGGACGCGACCGCGACTCTTGGGCTCGGCGACACGGTTACGGCTGCGGCGCTTACCGCAGCTGGGGCGATTACCGCCAGCGCACTGGGCCCGCAGTCGGCTACCCCTGGAACCGATGCCACCCGCATCGGCAACTGGGACAACGTCGGGACCACCGATATCCAGGTGCAGGTCACGTCCACCAACACAGGCGCTGGCGTTGGCACACTGACCGTCGAATACATCCAGTCCAACAACTCGGCGTCGTAAGGAGACCTCGCATGAAGGGACGTAGCAAGAGAGCATCTGGCGGCACCGACGAAGCTGCTGAAGACGCTGGCAAGAAGAACATGCGCTACACGTACCAGAGCAACGTCAATGACGAGGCCGAGGAGCGCAAGCGTGGCGGCAAGGCCGTCGGCAAGGTCATGGGCAAGGACGGCATGAAGCATGCGGGCCGCAAGGCGCGCAAGTCTGGCGGCCGCACTGGTTGCGAGAGTTCGCCGTTCACCACGGCCAGCCGCACGACCAACCCCCCGGGGCGCAACACGTCCGGCAGCCTTAGCTAAGGCGCCTGCGTCTTGGCTACTGACGCGCAGGGCGGGGGCTGTTGCGGCCCCCGTTTTGCTGATAGACTACAGGCCCGCGAGGATTAGATCATGCGCCCAGCTATCGTCACTGTTGGTCCTATCACCGCTGGGGTAGCGAACAGCATTGCCCTGACGCAGACGCCTTCGGCCGGCGCGCTGACGCTCAACGGGTCCACGGTGGTCGGCGGCGTCGCGGTGCTGGATGCGGCGCGCCAGGTGTTGATCACGACGACCGGCAACGAGGTCGGCAAGACCTTCACGATCACCGGGACCAACTGGTCGGGATCGGTCATCAGCGAGGTGGTGCAGGGGGTCAACAACAGCACGGCGACATCGGTGCTGGACTACGCGACGGTGACCTCGATCGTCATCTCGGCCAATGCGGCGAACGCACTGACGGTCGGGACCAACGGTGTTGCAGGCTCGCCGTGGGTCCGGTTCGACGACTGGGCGCCGCCCAACATCTCGATCCAGGTGAGCGTCAGCGGCACGGTCAACTTCACCGTGCAGCAGACACTGGACGACCCCAACAACCCGACCAGCCCGATAGCTGCGTCTGCTGTGGTGTGGATAAACCACCCGGACAGCGATCTCGTCGCGGCCACGGGTAGCGTGCAGGGCAACTACGCCTATGCGCCGATTTATGCGCGGGTGGTGCTCAATAGCGGCACCGGCAGCATCCGCGCGACCTTCCTGCAATCGGGCGATACCCCCGCTTAAAGGAGCTTCTGGTCGGTGGGAACTGGTCTGTATCTCGGCGACAAGGGGCTCTCGCTAGGCACCGGGCTGTATCAGGACGCCGAGGGGCTATGGAGCGGCGCTCACGGGTTTCAGGCAGGCGGCGGGACGGCGCCATTGGTTCCGCTCACGGTCATCGACTTCAAGAACGGGGTCTACACCATCGGCGGTGTCAGCAAGACGCTGGGCGACATGTTCCGCACGCTCAACAATGGCTACTGGGACCCGAGCTACGCGATCGACCCAGCCGACGTCGAGGCCGGTGTGGGCTGGCACGCCACCACGTCGGGCACGACGACCTACGCACTGCTGAGCTTGGCGGCTATGGTGGGCTGGTGGCAGCCGGGGACAATCCAGCAGTTTTCAGCGGTCATCGACGGCAACGGGACGCCGGGTGCGGGGGGCTCTTATTTCTATTTTAACCCAGCAGAAGCAACCACCACGGACCCGCAGTGCGGGTTTCTTCTAGGGAGGGGCGCGTCTCCGTTTTCGTACAATTACGTGACGAATGGTGATGCTTCAAAGCAGTATTCTACCGGGAACGTGGACCC